TGCCAGTACGTCGCCTTCAGCAGCATCGCCACCGGCACGCCCATCGAACAGGCGTGTGCGATGAAGTCCTCGGCAACGTCGAACGGCGGGTTCGTGACGATGCCCTCGACGTCCACGGGCCGCGCCGCGTGGAGGAAGTCGACGCCGCCCGTCCCGAAGCCGCGCTCGTGGAGGTCGGTGGACACGACGCTGCCGTAGCGCGCGAGCACCTTGGAGATCGCGCCGTCGCCGCAGGCAGGCTCCCAGAGCGTCTTGCCTTGCCAGAGGAACGGAAAGGCCCGCACCAGCGCTTCGGTGCATTCCGGCGGCGTGGGGTAGAAGTCCGCCGCGTGGCGCTTGTGTTCGCGCGAGGCCCCGCCGAGGACGACCGCAGAGGCGACGCCGCTCATCGGGCGACCTTCGGCGGGTAGAAGACGGCGACGGCCGAGGGGAACGGCGCGCTGTTCTTGGAGTCTCCGAACTTGAGGCGGCCGCGGATGAACGTCACCGTCGCCATCGGCAGCACGTAGTCGTGCCACCATGCCGTGTCGGTGCGGGCCGGCAGGAGGCAGACGACGGTCGCACCGTTGCGGCTCTCGTTGTACGCCTTCTTGACCCACTGACCGATCTCGCGACCGTAGGGCGGGTTCATCCAGCAGACGTCGAGGCTCCAGTCCTGCTTCAGTCCGTTGGCGTCACGGTCGAAGAAGCGGGCGCACTTGGCGTTGTCCGCGTCCGCGCACACGTCGAGCGTGAAGCCGAAGATGGCGTTCCACTCGTTGAAGAACTCGACGGGGGTCGACCACTGGTCCGTGGCCGAGGAGAACATGAGATCGGTGTTCATGCCGCCCCGTATCCTTACCGAGGCGGCATGACAAGCAGACGAGCGGCTACTTCTTCTCCTTGCCTCCGACATACAGTTTGCCCTTGTACCGCACCCATCCCTCCGGCCCCAACGCGGCGCTGAGGGCTTCTGGAGTCATCGTTCCCGCCTCAAAGGCGGCGCCCATGTCGTTGGTCACGGCATCGTACTCTGTTTGGGCCGCAGCGCGCTCTTTCTTCAACCCAGGGCTGCTGCTCGCCAGCATACCCGCCGCCGCGCCAAGACCGGCGCCAATTGGAACAGTAAGCGGAGCCGCGGGACCGCCCAGCCCCGCACCTATCGCGCCACCCGCCAGAAACCCGGCCTTGGTAAAGAACTTTGCAGTATCGTCTACACCCTCGCGAGCCGCGTTCGCCTTCTTGACGCGCGCAACCATCTCAACCATTTCTGGAGAGTTGAGGTTGACCGGAGCGGCAGCGCTCTGCTTGACCCCCGCGGGGATGTACTCGGCCATCATCTCGTCCGGCACGCCGCGCACAGTCGCCTTGGGCTCAGTCGCGGAGGCCGCACCGGCTATCGGAGCCGCCTCAAACATCGGAGCAGGCTTCGCCGCAGCCGCCTTCTCCTCGGCGTCCGTCATCGAGCCGTAGCGCATCGACGTCTGCGCGGGCGTGCCGGCCGTTGAGTCGAGCTTGGCCTTCTGCTCCGCCATGCCTTCGCGGCGGAGCTTCTCTTTCATCTCAGCGTAGTCGGCCATGTAGACTCCAAGTCGCGACGACCATAGCAAAAACGAGAACGCCCCGCCACTATGGGCGGGGCCGAGCTTACGTTCTCGCCGGGCATTGATCTGCAAGAAGTGCCAACTCAACGGAGCTGGGTAGACACTTCTTGCAGGCCCGTGTCTACGGTTCCCTCGTCAGGGACTAACGGGCGACGCCGACGGCCGGGGGCGGCGGGAGACGAAGACCGCCGGCGGGAGCCGGGGCCACCGCCTGCACCGGGGCCGCGATGGACGCGGACGGGGAGGCCGGGATGCCGGCCGGAACCGCCGGAGCGGTGCGCTGCGGGGGCACGCCACCGGCCTGCGCCACGGGCTTGGCGCCCGACGCGATGGCCTTCTCGTACTGCTCCTTCGAGAGGAACTTGTTGATCTTGGCGTAGGAGCCCTGCACGCCCTGCTGGCCGGGCACGAACTCGACGTACGCCTTGCGGCCGCCGTTCGTCCCGGAGACGAACCACGCGTCGCTGATGTCGTTGTTCTCGATCTCCTCGTTGGTGAAGCCGAAGGAGGAGAGGATGGTCTTCAGGGCGGCGATGCGGCCCTTGAAGCTCTTCTCGGGGAGGCCGTCCACCGGGACGTGGAGGAACTCAAACATCTTGAAGCCGTTGGGGAACTCGACCGTGAAGCGGCGCGCGTCCTGCTTGTCGCCGGCCTTGTACTCGACGCTGATGCCGGTCACCTCGTAGTAGCCCGCCTCGGGCTGGGAGGAACCGAGGACGGAGACGCCCTTGAAGCTGGCGCCGCTGATGCTGAAAGACATGTGAACTCCGAACGTGGTGGTCTTGGTGGTGATGAGAGCGAACGACTACCCGACGGAAGGAGGAGGCACTGGCACGCCGCCGCCCTTCTTGGGTTCATCCTTCGGCGCGAGGTCGAAGAGGTTCCTCGCCTTGCGCTTGAGGAACGTAGCGCGGGCAATACCATCTTGGCAAGCCCAGCGGAGATGAATTTGTTGATGACCCGCGTGGAACAGCGGGTGCTCCTCGGAGATAGTCTTGACGCAGCTTTCGACGACAGCGCGCGGCTCTCCCGGACCTGCGGCGAGGATGCGCTCGGCCAGCGCGTCGGCCAGATCGTCCTGCCACTCAAGGCCCGCGACGCGGGTCAGCGCGTACCCGCCCGCCGAGGCGCGCAGGATCTCGCGGAGGTTGCCGGGGGTCTTCGCCCAGCACACGCCGGTGCGGTCGCCCGTCACCCACTCCGGCGACGTCGGGTCGCAGAAGTAGGTGCCGGGGAACCACGGGTCGGGGTAGGTCGAGTCGACCATCGCGCGCACGTTGATGTCGCACCAGCTCGGGAGCGTCTCGACCTGGTTGCGGCTCGGCACGTTCGGGCCGCCGGGGCAGAAGAACCCCTCGGCGTTCGTGCCCGGCATGCGTTCATGGAACGTGAAGGCAAGATGCACGCCCATGTGGCGGCACAGGCCGGACAGCATCAGCAGGTACTTGTTGAGCTGCTGGTAGGCGTAGAACTTGTCCTTCTTCCCGCTCTTCCCGGCAGGCGCCTCTTCGTTCCAGACCATCATGCTGCGGTCGCAGATGTGGCTGGCGTCGTCGATGATGATGGCGCCGTACTGCTTCGCCATCCCAGTCTTGTGGACGTAGTCGAGCAGGACGACCAGCTCGTGCAGCGTCTGCGGCGGCTCGGGATGGACAGCGGGCGTGAAGCCCAGCTCGTTCTGCGCGACGAGCGTGATGGCGCTCGGCACACCGATGCACAGCGCGGTCGGGAACGCCGCCAGCACATCGGACGTCTTCTTCTTCTTGGGTTTCCCGTACACCGTCACCATGACGGTCGGGTTGTCGGTGGTCATTCGTGGCACTCCGACCCGGTGGTCTGCATCGTCGCTGGGTCGAAGACGACGAAGCACACGCTCAAGCCCGAGGCCCGAGCGCGCAAAGGTTGAGCCCGGCACAGGCTCCGTACCGGCCGTAGCACGACAGTTCGTTCTGCGCCTTCGGCCAGTCCCAGTAGTCGGTGGTCATGTCGAGCTGGGCGATCTGATGCTCCGCCCACCAGAGCCACTTGGCGAAGCCGGCGTCGCGGTGAGGGGTCGACGGCACCTGAACGCGCGCCACGCGGCCCAGCTGCGTCGAGGAGATGAGGTTCAGGGTCAGGCCGCCGAAGGCCGCACCATAGAGCTGCTTGCCCATGATGCGGAACGCGGCGAACCCTCCGTCGATAGCGTAGGCCGTAGCGCTGCTTTCCGCACTTACGGACGCCTGATGTTTGTGGTCCCAGATGTAGTAGCGTCCCGACTGGTCGCGTGTTACGAGGTCCATGCGGCGCGTGAGCGTGATGGGACGCCCATGCTCTCGGTGGTCGGGCATGTGTAGCGGCGTCACCTCGATGTCGGCACCGTCGAGACTCCGCCACGCGCCGCCCACCTCTTCGCCAACCCACAGACCCCACTCGCCTCGCAGCGTGCCCAGCACCGCCGTGACGGATGCCTCCACCGCGATCACGTCGCCGGGGCTCTCGGGGAACTTGGCGAGGTAGGCGTGGAACACCTTGCGCATGTGCGGCAGAAGCTCATGGCTCCCGTACTTGTCGCACCACGCCTGCGCCGCGTCCTCAGGCTCCATGAACACCGAGGGGTCGGTGTAGTGGGCCTCGTCCACAACGACGCCCTGCGGCTGCCCTGCGCCCCAGATGGCGTGCAGATGCGCCTGGAGCGTGTGGCCGATGCTCCCCTTCGCCAGCGCCTCGATGGGCGGGGCGATGCTGGGGGAGCGCCCCAGCTCGTCGACCATCCGCGCGGAGCGGTTCTGGTAGGCGAAGAGCTGGGGGCACTTGGCGAAGTTGCCGATGCGGCTCCAGCCTCGGCTGG